ATTCCTCTACTTTTGCACCGCGTTCGCTCACCTTGTAATCTGCATCAACCAGGGTGCACCTGCAATTGGGTTCACCAAGCCATGGCGCTTTGTCAATAGGGTAGATCTTGCCGTCCCTGGCCGCATGATCTGGCCTGGTGAGTTCGTCGTTTACAGCGATACATTCGAGATATCCTACACCTGTTTTCACGTATGTCGCAACCCTAGCGTCGGTTCGGATCTTCTGCCCCTCGGTTCTCGCTGCTGTGACGGCGTTATGGTTGGTGTTTTCGAAATATGTATCTAATTGTTCAGCAATCCTCCGTGGATGCATACCTGTGCGTTGGCCTTCGCCGATGATGCGCAAGACCTCTTCACGGTCCCGCGCCGTCATGTCATCCAGCCACGGTTTGAACCGTTTCTGGGTTGAGACTGCAACCCTGCCGTCACCGAGGTCTGCGACAACTCGTTCGACAATATCGGTGCCGCCGCGTTCCACCTGCGCTCTGTAGGCAGCGATCTGCTGTTCGGTGATCCCGTCAACGATCTGTTTGGTGAACCTGGTTTTCTGCAGTTTTGACAATTCGTTGTAGGTGGTTATTACCGCCGTTGGGACCAGACTCTCGGCTTCCTCAATAAGTGCTGCAGCTATCGCTTCCTGTCTCAGTTTGAGGATTTCTTCTATCTGGTCTTCAGGGGTAGGCATTCAAATTAGCCCCATCAAGTATTTATGTGATGAATATAACGCAGCGTTGGCAAACGCATAGAAACACTCCGACGGCTGCATATCAACCTCGATCTTTATCTGCCCCAGACCGGGTTCAATTATAAGCCAAGTATTAACATCTATCCAATCGTTTGCCCAATCACTCCCTTGTGGTTTTATGTGAACACATTCCCTCACCATCGATCTCCACCTCCCTGAGATTACATCCGGGTTCTCCTATCCTCCACCTGTTATGAATGCATTTTTCATTTTTGCATAATCTGATCCGCGATCTTGTAAAGAAAGGATCTAACCCAATTTCAACATACCCATTAAACGGTTCATGAAATATGATAGGATCTGGTTCTTCCATTTATTTACACCTCCAGGAGGCGCTTAATAGCGCGCAGACTGGCAAGGTTAGCGGCCTCGATCTTGCGTTCAGCAGCAGAGATCGAGGCTTCTTCTTTTCGACTGAACCCGGCAAGGTTTTCGAAGACTGTTTGTGGTGCTGCAGCATATGTCGCGTCGAGTTCCGCCAGGATCTCGTCAGTGAGTTCACTCAGTGTCAGCTCTGAGAGATTACGCCTGATCTCCCCGCGTGTAAGCGCCTTCCCCTTGATGCCGACCTCGATCTGGTCAACGATTGCAGTTGATCGATCTAATTCGGGTCGTGTGAGCTGGATTCTGACATTGAGGTCATCATACCCGTTCGCAGTGAGCAGAGGCTGCAGAAACGTTTCGTATTGTTCCTCGATCCAGGCCTGGGTGCCGCCGATAAAATTGTTCCAGATCTGCATCGCCCCAGAATCACTGGCGCCGATAGTGGTGCCAGAACCGGTCTTCAGGACGGTTGTAGGATTGAAATAGTATTCCAACCAGGTCACAAGCATTTTGAGCCTGTCAGCAGCAGTGGTGGATTCACGGATCTTGACGTCTGGGAACGCCACGCCGGGTGGTATCACGAATCCGGTATCCTTCCCCCATTTCCGGACAAAGTTATCCCCCCAGGCACGCAGGTCTTCGGTGATGGTCTCGGTGATTTGAGGGAATATCAAGGGTGCGCCGACCCGGTGCACCTGCTGATCGGCTGCGAGGTTGGCGTGGTCGATGGCGCCGATCACGTGATACGCTGGCAGACAGTAAGCTCGACCCGAGGGGAAGGGAGTGCTCGGGTCGCGGATGATGGAGAAGTTCTTGATTTCCTGGACTGTGAGTGCGTCGTCAAGAGCCTGGAACACACGAACACGTTTCTGTTCAGGGTCCCACACAATGCCGGGCATGAGCGGGTTTGCGGGCGCCTGGAACAGTGTGCCCGGCAATCGCGGCGGCAGCCTGAACGTGATCGCAGGCAGGTCCCGGATCTCGGTGATCTCATACCTGCCGCCGCGATACGTGTATCCAGCGCTTTTCACGCTGCATCCATGACTCATGGTATCGATCCAGGAGATCTTCATGCTCGGGTATATACCGACATTCTCTGCAACACGAGCAACCCATTTTGAGAGATCATCGACTCGTTCGAGGTCGCGGTCCTCAACATAGATATCAGGCGCCCCTGGGAACACCTGGGGTATGAGGTTGATAATCTGGGTTGCCAGATGGATGTTCTGCTCAAAATAGTTCCGTGCCGATTCTGGGGTGATTGCCGGGGCCGTGTAAGCGTTCCTGCTCGATTGGAACGATACTTCACCTTCGGCTTTTGTGCCGCGCATTACACGCGATTCAGGTTCTGCCATGATCTTATCATCCTATCATGAGACATATTACGATTGCGAACAACATGAAACCGATGTTTGCCAGCCACAACCAGGTTGTGAGCCTCATCGCGCGCCTCCAAACGAGAGCCATTCTTTGGGGATGGATACGGCGCGCCGCTGTCCGAAATGGGAATAGGCCACATAGCGTAGAGAATCTAATGCATGATCATTAAACTTTACAGGTTCGTCATAAACCATCCCGGATCGATCCTCTCGATATTTGTAGGTTCTGATCTCTCGGATCAGATTTACCGCGCTGGAATGGATTTCAAGCGTCTGCGCTTTGCAGTAATCGATGCCATCTTTCACTGATTTGTCTGCAGGCCTGGCACTATACCCCGCGCGTCTCAGCTCTTCGATCCGGTTCGGTTCGGCAGAATCCGCGTAAATCGGGATATCTGCACGCAGATTCCAGACATCTCGATGCGCTTTAAGCCAATCGATCAGATCCGCGTTTGTCATGTGTGACCGATACAGGATCTCCCAGACCTGCAGCCGGTCCGAAAACTGTTTGATGCCGACAACGGCAGTGGGGTTGTTGTACCCAAAATCGATGCCAATCGCGTCAGGCACCGGAATCCTGAAATCGGTGATTCTGTATCGAGAATAGATCAGGTTTTGCAGGATGCCGGGTTCACCAAGCGCGTAAACCCGGTAATAGTTCTCGTCTTCGTGCTCTAATGCCAGAAGATCGTTGATCCAGTCCTGCGACAGGTTGCGGAGGTTGTCCTTATAGGTTGAAAGCCGCACTATCTTTCCTGGCCGGTCTGTCTGCACGAGGTCTGTCCACGTCCAATGTTGTGCGTCGATGGGGTTGAACGTGAAAATGTATTTCGCGTTCTCATTGGCCTTGTTTCGGCCGAGGCGAAGCCTGAGCTGGCGGACGTCTTCGAGATCAAAGTCGGTTGCCTCCTCAAGCCAGATATAGTTATATTCAGCACCCTTGATCTTCTCAGGATTATCTAGCCCTAAAAAATCGATCCTATTGGTACCAAACCGCATGAACGACTCGTTTTTATTATGTTCAATGTGGCCATATACGTTCCAGGCCTGTAAAATCCGGACACAATCAATGAGAAGGGTATTTTTGAGCGCGCTAAGCCATTTCCGGGCAAACAGCATCCGCGTCGGGGGTTGTGACCTATCCAGGAACCTGGTTAGCAGGATTTGAGCCACGCTCACCGATTTGCCGCCGCCAGATCCCCCATAAAACACCAGTTCGCGGGCGTCCGGGTAATCCTGGAATACCCGAAGAAACCGAGAATTGATCTCCGAGAACGGGGTTACTATAATCTCCTCACTCATCCGCAGGGGCCCCCATATCGACTGAATGAAGCACGATCTGGATGTCACCGCCGTGATCGATTTTCTCTGGTGCATCAAGACCTAACAGTTTTGCACGCCGTTCCATTACCCTGAGACATCGGTCGATTGCCGCTATATTACCTGCATTTGCCTCTATCCATGCGATCTGGTAAAGGTCGTCAAGCCTCTGGAGCTCGATGTCACGGATCACGGCTGCTTCTTCAAGACAGACGTCCGCAAGGTTTGCCAGCTCTGAAACTACGTATCGATATGCAGTAGAGGGACGCACCTGGAGTTCTCTGCCGATCTGAGAGTATGATAATCCTTTCTTGCGCAGCTCTAATGCTGCAAGAGTTCTCTCGGTGGATTTTATGCGGCGTGGCGACGTTTTTGCTGCTGCGCCGACGTTTGTCCGCGGCATGGGTATATGCGATATATATAAGGCAGGACTATAATAGTGTTGCTATGGGATCTGCGAGGAAAGAGGATGCAATTGCCGTGCGCGACCTGATTGTATCACGGGGATACACTTGTCTCTCAGGCCAGATCGCGTCGGACACCGAGGAGGTTAGGATGACGTTTGTCAAACCAGGCAGCACGCTCTGGATCAATATGCGCAACAAATCCCCGTCTCTGCTAGAAGAGTTCTGCAATGTATATGAGGAGATTCATGCGGTCGCAGTAGGTGTTGTCCACTCACTCACACGGCTAAAACCGATGACATTCTCTGAGATTGAGGCTGCAGATATTTCGCCTGATCTCAGGCGCGACCTGGAATCCGAATATCATTACTATTATGTCGTGTTCTGGGCTATCCGAATCCTGATCGCGATAGTCTTGATTGCAGTTACGGGCGGGTTTGAATACGCTGCAAAAGTGTTAGGGTGGTGAAAAAAAGGAGGGGGGGACTACCCCCCACGATAATAGGTGTTGCAACCACTGCCGCGGCCCGACGCAGTATACCCGGCCGCGCGCAGTGCGCGGACAATACCCATGCGCAGCCGAGGTCTGTACAATGTGGCAAACAGACCCCCCTGGTCACGCAGCCAGTCCTCGATCTGCGTGACCGAGATCACCCCGGGGCGTCCAGCATTGGCGATGAACTTGTTGGCTTCTTCAATTACCGCACGGATGTCGCGCGGTTGTACTTGCAGAAAAGGTGATGAGGTGGTCATTTGTCCTCCTTTTCTGTTGGTGTTTCGCTGCGCCTGGACTCCCCGCGCTGCCATTTTAGTTCCGCTTCGATGAGCTGGTCGAGCGGGTCTATCCTAGGATAAAGATGCGGGTCGCACTCTATGATCTGAAACGCCTTCAACAATCCCTGAAGGCGTTCTGGTGGAAGAGTGGCCAGATATTCTTTCCAGTCTTCTGCGGTTTTAGTCA